CCCTTACGAGGAACTGACAGACCTGAACGCAACTTAGCAACAGCCTTACGGATGTTAGCAGAAGTGATTGTATCTGTAGCAGCAATTGTTACTGTGTTAGTACGTGTACCACCGTAGATGATGTTTGTGCCACCACGAAGTTCAGTCTGTGCAACTGTATCAATTGAACCTGCAAGGTTGAAAGCGATAATGTTAGCAATTGCTGGGTCTACATCAGCAAGGCTGAATAGTTCCAAAGCACGTGTAACAAGGACAGAGTTACCATACTCAGCAAGAGTAATAGTAACTGATGTTGGAGGTTACCATACTCAGCAAGAGTAATAGTAACTGATGTTGGAGCAGCAATCTGTACTGAGTCACGCTCAGTTGATTCTGTGAGTGCAGTTGTCTGTTCAGACAAATCTGCGTATAGTTGTAGGACTACGGTTGAGCCAGGGTTTGCTAACTTAGTGGGCTTCTTATCTGCGACACTACGAATTAGGGGTTCTGAACGCAACGCAAAGTCTAATAGTCGGTCATACGCCTTTTGGACGAGACCTGCAGCACCAGCGGTACCAGCGAGATTGCCAGTAGAGGATGTATATGCATTAGCCATTGTTGTTCACCTCCTAGGTGAGTTGTGAAATTACTATGTATTTATTACTGTTGAGAGTAGATAATTTGATTCAATTCTTCTGCGGATGCCGCATTATTAATTCGACTCAATAAATCTTCTGCTCGGTCAGGGGTCGTACCAAGTTGAGTAACTACATCTTGCTGCCGCAAGGCTGCTCGATTAAGTTCTCTTTCTTCGTTTACCTCTGGCTGTGTTAATCCAAACAAGTCTCCATTATCTAAAAGCCAGTTATTAACCGACTCTTCGCTAATATCATCCAAGTCTTTCAGGATTAATCGTTGTGCCTTTGGATTGACACCCTTCTGTTCTAGGACCTCTTTGACTGTACGCTCACGCTGCGCCTTGGATAATCCCTCAAGTTGCTCAGTGAGTTCCTTGATACGCTTCTCATCGTTGCGCTTGGCTTTCCGTAACTTTTTAAGTAAGTCACTTCCATCCATCTGCACTTCGTTGTCGGTATCTAGGTCGTCTTCGTCTTCATCCCAGTAGTTGTTGCTCATAGCAACCCACCCTTCTATTCGTTTGAATCGCAAGCCTCAGATTCTAGTCGGGGAACTAGCCTGGCTCTTACTACCAGTCTTCTACGCTATGTGGGCTGGTCGGTCACATAGGAATCTATTTTATATTAAGCCTGCTACTGATGATTTCTTTAAGTAGCCTGTTGAGAAAGCACCCTGTGCAGCACCTGCACTACCTTCAAAGTTAGCACGTTCTTTAGAAGCCAATACATTACGCTTGCGCTTTGCTGCATCGCTAGACTTTAAGAATTCTTCTACACCAGTTTCCTGTGTATATTTAATACCAGTTTCACCATAAATGTTACCCAATTTAGTACTCTCTGGTAATACGCTTGCAATATTTGCAGTACCTTCAAGTGCGCCAGCACGGTCAATACCGTATCTAGCAAGGTCACTTGCTGATGTAAGACTGGTTAATAAACCTTGTCCAGTAAACGCTGCACCAATTTCAGCAGACGTTACCTTCTCTTTTAACTTACCAATAGTTTCTGCTGGATTAAGGAAGTAAGCAACCAAATCTTTGTCAGTAAGACTTGGGTAGAACTCTTTAAACATTGCCTTAATAGCAGGGTCAGCATTAACTACACGGTCTTGAACTGAAGAAATACGGTCTTTAAACTCAATTGCATTAATATCATTTGCAATATATTCGCTAAATTGTTTCCAGTTTTGATTAGGGTCTACACTAAGCATGTTACCTAAACCGTATGCCCTAAGAGTATTAGCATATGAATCTTCAAGTTCAATGTATGCAGACTCAGACATAGCATTAAGTCCCTTTTTAGTACGAGCAAAATTACCTGCAAAACGTTTAGCATATGCTCCATTAGGATTAGTCTTAAGCGCAATAAGCGCCTCTCCTGCTGTTTTGCCACTAGTCATGTAACCCATGATTTCATCAGCAAGACTGCTTAATCCATATGATGCAAACAAATCTCTAAGTGCTGCAAATGCATCACGAGTAGCCATGTCAATGTCATCAGATTCAGTAATATCTTTAAATGGTGGATTGCCAAAACCTCGAACTCCTAGATTTATTAAAAAGTCAGACTCTGCTTGTTCTGCTGCTGTAAATTTTAATCCTTGTGTGGCTTTTCCTTTTAATAATTCATATCTATTTTTATTATAATTTTCAGTCCATTTTTTGTCTGATGCAGAAAGCAAACCTTGTGTTGCCCTGCCTTTAAGATATTCATTATATTCTTGCGCTTCTGAACTATTTAAATTTTTTGGAACAGTTCTATTTGTTGTATCTGCCATTAGCCCATGAATCCAAACGACTTAAGTATAGTGTTAGCAAAGTCAGCAGCAACATCGTGTGCTTCATCTGTTTGACGCCATAGTGGGTTTGCTTGCATCTGTCTAGTAAACTCTGCGGTACTCATAAGTCCGCCTTCTTTTGTAACTGCTGCTATAACATCTTGGTCAACTAATGAGTTAGGAATTGCTATTCCCAACTTTAGTGATTTAAGTCTTGCATACTGGTCAGTAATACTTTTAACAGTTCCACCATCTTTAATGTGCTCTCTAAGATTGCTATATACAGTCATAGCATTTAAACGCATAATTTCTGTTTGTTTTTCTATAGCGTCTTTTTCTGCACCACCAGCAATAACATACCTAAGCGCTTCGCCTGCTGTTAATGGCTGCCCATAATCAGCCGAAGCCTTTTGTAACAAACCAATTTGAACAGCAACTTGGCTACCCTTAGCAGACTTAAGAAGTTCACCTGCATCTGTACCCTGTAATGTATTTATAACAATAGCGTTCTTAGCATTAAGCCGTTCATCTGGTGTAAGAAAAGCACCAGTACGTGTGCTTTTAGTTATCTTTCCAGTTGAGTCACGAACACTAACAGTTTCAACACTTGACTTTAATTCACGTGTATTAATATCTTTATAGTAAGCATCTTTTTCTTCTTGTGTTGCTGCTCTGCCTATGGCATCAATCATGTATTCATTGATTTCAGTATATGCATCGCCAATAGTAGTTAAGTTAAGGTCTGAATCCTTAAAGGTACCACCCTTGCTTGTCCCTGCACTTACTCCACCTTTAGAACTAGCAAACCATACATCAATTAGTGGTGCTTCTTTAGCACCACCATACTTAACAGCACTAACTGCTTCATAAGTATATTTACTAATCATTAGGTCAAGACCAGGAAGCCAGTCATAACCCGATAGTTCACTACGTTTAATATAATTTTTAGCAAGCAATTCTTGCTTAAGTTTATCTAAGCCACCTGGTCCTGGATATCTCTTAAGAAATTCTTCACGAGCCTTTACAACACTTGTATATGGTTGCATTGAAGAAGAACCATCAGGATTCTTAATGCTAACAAAATAGGTTCTAACACCTGATGCATCTGCACTACCAGGTCCAGTAACAGTACCATCAGAGTTAACCGTATAGTCTTTAAACTTATTGTTAGTTATTTCTTCTGGATTGCCTTCTGTAGTACTACCTGGGGTTACTACTGGCTTAACACCAGCAACCTTATCTTGAGCAGCCTTAAGCGCAGTTCTTGCTGCCGCTTCTGCTGCCTTGTCGCCTCTGTTAATTGCTTTTTGTAACTCTAATTCAATTAGAGGAATATCGGCTTTGGCTAATGCCGTAGCATTAATTGATTCTTTATCTTCTTTTTCTTTTGCTGCAGCATCGTCAATTTCTTTTTTACGAGCAAGACGTGCTGCTTCAGCAACATCATACTTTCTTTTTGCAATATCATACTGAACTTTTGCAAAGGTCCATCCTTGTGTATTAGGCTTAGCCGCATCTAAACGAGCAAGAGCCCTTTTATACTCTTCTCCAGTTTTAGTTGCTTGATTATAAAGATTAATGTATTTAGCATCATTTGTATATTTAGCCATTACATTAACTCCTTAAAAGTATAGTATGAATCACGTGAATAAAAGTTAAGAATAGATTTAAAGATTGCTCGGTTTGCTTCTTTTAGATATAAATCGCCTATCATTAATTCATTCAAGTCAGCCTCAATCTGTGCTTTACGTTCAGCCTTTATTTGTGTTCTATTAATTACATTTTTTAATTCTGGGTCAGTAGCAAGTGCAATAAAATCACGCATCATCTTAATGGCTAATGCCATACGTTGACGTGTTGCTGGATTGATATTAACATTAGGGTTAATAATCATTTGTTCTAGGCTATTCATTAATACTGTTTCATTACCAATGGTATTACCACTGCCAATAAGTTCTGAGTTAAGTAATGGGTTATTAGCCTTAAGCGCAGCACGTTGTTCAGTTGCTGCTTGGATAACGTTTGCACGCAGTTCTGGGTCTGACATATTACTTAGGATTTCTTTTTCCTGACGTGCAATGTTGTAATACTTTTGTTTGTCTTCTGCTACCTGCAAATCTCTATAGTAATCTTCAAGACTTTTGCTCTCAACAAGACCTGCTGATTGAATCCAATTGTATGTAGCAGCATTGAAGTCACCAATTTGTGGTGCAAATATGTATGCTACTTCACCGTATTGCTCTATCAACTTGGCATTCTTAATGCCCCAGTTCTTTAACTTATCTGTGTTCTTAATAAGAACACTAGTCTGCTTATCTTCACGAGATACTGTATAGATAAGTTTACCTGGGTTAGTACCAATATAGGTAGCCAATGCTTCTTCGTATGGGTCTGTAACGTCTCCATCGCTAGATGCAATAACACCATTAAGGATGTCAAAGAACTCTGAACGTAGACTAGAGATACCAGTATCCTTGATGTAATCAGGAACACCTACAGACTCCATAGTAGTAGGAGCAACAGGTGATAACAGCCCCAAGAAATGACGCATAAACAACACATTGTGTGCTGAGATACGAATGTTATTTAGATACTTAGCCTTATCCTCATCACTAGCATTAGGGTCAATACCTCTACCATGTGCTGCATCATAAGCAATTGCCTGCATAGCAGCAGTTGTCTCTTGACGAGACTTCTCATCAAATGGAAGCATTCCCCATACACGTTGCAAAGAAGAAGGAACTATAGCGCGAAAAATATCTACGTTATCGCCAATGTTACCTAGTGCAAATGTATCAATACTCTCACCTAGTTGCTGTGAGTATGGCTGTAATGTATCACCAATAAATGGAATCTTACCTGGTACTACACCTAATATATTTTTAAGCGCAATAACGCTAAGACCTGCAATAGGACCAGATAATGTAGGAAGACCAGCATCTTGCGAGAATGATGGGTTAACCATGCGAAGTTTAAATGTAAACTCATTAAACAAAGGCTGTTTATATCCTTGCAATCCCTGTCCAGTTAGCATACCAATTGTTCCATTAGTTGCTTTAAAGATTACATTATCCATAGGCATTACTACATACGGTTCACCATTAGAATCATTATGAATAGCGCCGCTTGCTTCAATGCCTACATTAGACAAACGCAAGCGATATAACGTACGTGGTGCAACATCTTTCAAACGATATATACGGCGATAGAAGTCTTCTGTTGCACGATAGTAACGACCTACAGTACGTATGCTAAAAGCAAAGTTAGAACGAATCTTAGGGTTATCAGCAAACTTAAGAATAGTATCTGCTGCTTCACGCACTGCTAATTCAGTAAATCGTTTTTCTGCTACACCTTTATACTTTTCAGTAACAGCATCAATTTGCTTTTGAGTAGCACCAGGGAAAGGACCCATCTCACGTGCTACTTGTTGACGTACAAACTCGCTCTCAATACCTGCATACTTCTTACGAAGACCTGTGTATGTAACCATAATTGCTGGCTGACGGAATACACCTGTTACTTGTTGGTCCATCCAGTCCATCATGGTATTACCTGCACGCTTAAATACAGTTTCAATATTAAAATCACCAAATGCTAGTTCAGTATTAATTGGTCCACTAATACGAAACCCCTTACTTGCATCATGAAACTCATCTAATGGAATACGAGCAACTGCTTCATTCCATGAAGGTATACGACCACTGTTAGCAGCCATTCTTTCTAATTCACGATAACTACTTTTAACTACCTTAAGCAAACCTTCATTAAACTTGTTTACATCTCCATGAAATGTTTCAAACATATCAGTAAACATACGGAATAACTGTCCACGCACAATCTGCTCATCGCTTAAGCCTTTTGCTCTGGCTTGCACTGTATACATAGAAAGTTCTAAAAACGCATTAACAGTTTTTTGGTCTGCAGCATCTTTAACAATCCAAGTTTTAGTTAACTCATCAAACTTAAAACCAATTTTAGTCATACCAGCATCAAGTGCTAGTTCCATCATTTCCTTACCAGTACGAGGGTCAATCTCACCTGGCTTTAATGCATTGTATCTAAAGAATATGTCTGCTGGATTAAGTGTAACTTCATCGCTTAATTTAGCCTTGTTACCAGCCAACATTTTAAACCATTTTTCAAAGTGTGCTAATGCAACTTCTTGTTCTGACAACATACCAGTATCAATAGTACGTGTACCCTTACCCATTTTAATACCAAGTGCTGCAAAAGCCATATCAAGCATAGATGGTGTAATGACAGAAGCGGTTACTTCATCGCCATAGCGACCAGAAATACCACTAGCAGCAACAATTGATGCAGCCATAGAGTTTAATGCGTCAGGTGAATGAACAAATGATTGCATAAGATAGCCAACGGATTCTTTATCAACATAACGACCATACATATTAGAAATATGTTCTGCAATAGCCTGACGTTTTTGGAGACTAGACATCATTGCTGGGGCTACATCAAGTTCAATAGCCTTAGCATTTATAATGTTTTCACGGTCCATTATTGATAGGGCTTCTTCGTGTGAATAACGTGGTTGCTTACCAGTTCGTATAGCAGCATTAGATTTAGGCACTAACTTTAATGCCGCTTGTATGCTTCTGCGTACTGGACCACTAGCAGATTTAGAACCTGTAGCAGCACGAGACATATTTCCTAAACGTAAACCTTGTAATGATGCAAAGTGACGTATATCTTTAGTTGGTGCAGACAATAAATACATTGTTGCTTCATCAACTGCAGAACGTATACCTAAACGTGGAAACAAAGTTAAGATAGACCAAGTATCAACTAACTTTTTTGAGAAATTACCTTGTGTTGCGCCACCAAGTGCGTTAATAATGTTTTTCTTAGATTTAATTTCCCAAATAGTTGAACCAATAATCTCATAAGGTAGTGAACCAACAGCCCATGTACTTTGATATGGTTGAATTGGACCTTCTGTGTTAACAAAAAAGCCAGTTTCAGACTCGCGCACAGAGTTTGCTGGTGCAAACTTAGCATGTTCTGGATTAATAGCAAGGTCTCTTTTAGTTGCAAAGCCTGCTTTGTCACCATACTTATCCTGAAGGGTCTTAATAATTAATTCTTCACCCTTAACACTACCGCCAAGACCCATTGAGTACATAGTTGCAGCATCTAGGTTACGTAAAATAACAATTTGCTCATCTGCAGTTGAATCAAGAAATCGAACTGTTAATGCTTGAGCCATTTCTTTTGGTAACAACTGACGAGCACGTGCTGTAAAGTTAGCAGATGTATCAATAGCATTAACACCAATACGTACTTCTAATCCTTGTGGAGAACGAGCAGCCATCTGCCCAATTTTTTTCCATCCTTTAATTTCCTCATTAGCCTTTAACAAAGCAGACATATCAGAGTCTTTAGTAACTAGACGTTGCAAGGAATCTTCAGTATTAAGAAGAGCAGCAGTGATTGGTTGCAAGTCAGCATTACGTTCTGCTGCAGTACGAGACATGTTATTAAATCTACTATCAAGTCTACGAACCATAGCATCAGACATTAAACGATGCTGACGTGCAACAGCAACACCATTGCGCATGTAGGTTATTCCATCAACACGACCAGCAATAAGTAAGTTTAAATTACCTGCATCTTCAAAAAATCTTTGAGCACTCATTGCATTAAATACTTTAGACTCACTTAATAGTTTAATTGCATTAGGGTCATTATACCCTGGAAAGTTTTTAGCAATATTGTCAAGTGCTAATGAACGTGCTCCAGCATCACCTTTAGAATCTGCAACCTTTTTAAGTGCAGGACCAATACCATCTTCCCACAATCTAAACACTAATGGTTCTTTAAATATAGTGTCAACGGCGCGTTCAACTGGAACGCCATTATCAATCATCTTAAGTAATGAGTTAGTAATACGCTCACCCTTGGTAACACCTTTACTAAGTCCACCTGTCATCCAAGTAAGTGGGTCTACTGCAATCTGATACATAAAGTCAATGTAGCCAGAAACATTTTTAGTTTTACTACTAACACCGCTTGAAGGTGGTCTACGGTCAAGCATGCGAGCAATGTCTCGACCTGGAGAAACCTGTGCATATTTAACTCCGTCTAAAACTAATTTAAATGCATCAGGGTCATCATATGCTTTTTTAATTGAGTTAAGTAGTTCTGCATCTAGTTTACCAAAATCTTGTACAATTTCACCAGGGGTCTTACCATAAAGTAAACCCTTGGCAACTTCAACATCATACTTACCAAAGTAATCTGTTGCTTCTTTTAGCGCACCAAGGTCATATTGATTTTTGCCATCCCATGCATCTGTCCATGTTTTCATAGAAAACAAATCTGCACCTTGTGCAACCTGACGTGCAACCTTATAGGGTTCGTTAATTAAACGATTATACTGTCCACCTAATTTAAACAAACCAATAAGAGGCGAAGCAAGTACTTTACCAACATTTTTAACAACGCCCAAAAGACGGTCACTCACATCTGGTGCTGCTTGCATGTAATCAGCATCTTTAAACATAAACTTTAATTGGTCTTGTACACCAGTATCTAAACCATCAAATTGTTTGCGTGCAATTTCAGTATCAAGTTTAGCAAGTTCACGATGCTTTTTAATTGTGTAACTCATTTGTTCTACTTGAGTTAACTCTACACCAGTTAAACCTGCAGATTTAGCAGCAACATAAAGGTTTGGTGAAACTTCAGCAACAACAGATTTAATGTACTGAACCATTAGTACCCTTTATCAAGTAGTTGTCTATAGATTAATTCTGCATCACCTGATGGGTCAAACTGTGCAAGATGTTTTATTGTGTCAATTAATGTTGGTGCTTGATTTGGTAGACCACGCATTGCTTCAGTTCCAGGACCTTCACCCTGATTAATTCCAGATGTAATAGGTTCGTCTGGACGTTCTGTTGGCGCATTTAATGGGACAATACCTGCCATAGAAAATGGATTACCAGCCATTGCTGCTTCACCTTGCATAGTATTAGTAGCACCATTCTCACCATAACCAAAACCTGTGTACTGCTGTTGTGGTTGTGTCATACCTTCAGTAGCACCACCATCTGTACGCGCTGAAAGCGCACCAGGACCTGATACAGGTGCTGGATTATTGGGCTGACGATAACCTCCACGTGCCATTACTCGTCCTCCTCATCCATGTATTTTCTAATGTCTTCTAATGTTGGTGCTGTTTGCATCCACTCAGGATGCATTTCTTTTGCAGATAAAATCCATAATGCATTATCAACCGTAAATCCTGCTCTACGCAATGATTTAAAAAACTCATGCAGTTCAATTGCATATTGGTCTAACTTTGAGTAACTCTCATCAGCAACTGTTTTAACCTTTGTGGTTCTCTTACGAGGTGTTGCCATGATTACTCCTTAAATTGCTCGTTCCCTAGTAGTACTTACTGCTGCTCTTGCTTGTCCACCGCTAGTTAAACTACTTAACATTGTTTGTAAATCTGGTCTAGCCTGTATTTGTGGCGGTGTTGGAGAGCCTCCTGCTGGTGCACCATCGGGAGCAGGGGACATTTGCTCAACCGCATTAGTCGGTTCACCAACAGGAGGAACCTCTTGCTGCGGAGCAAAGGTTGCTTCTATCGCGTCCTCTAATGCTTGTCCCTTTTGACGAGCCTTTATTACCGCAGCAATCTTACGAACTACATCTGAAGCATCCTGACCTTGAGTAGCCATCTGTGGAATTGCTTGTGTATATGCCGTAAGTGAACCAAGTAGCGCAGAGCGCATTTCTTCAATTTCAATCTTTTCTAATTCTTGTGTAACGTTAACCGTAAATGGTAGTTCTCTCATAGCCATATCTCGGCTGATGAGTTTTCCTCCAAGTGCTTGAAGCATAAAAATAAGACCTTGTGCTGGATTAAGACCAGCAAGCATGCCGTAACGGACATCAGCAGAATAATCATTCTTGATGTCTTTAGTTGGTTTGTATGTAATTTCATAAGGTGAACCCGAATCTACTCCACGAATTGTCTTTTCTTCTGGATAGATTAATTCATCTACATTAAAGCAAAGACTAATAATGTCCCTAAGTGTTGCAGCAAAAATTGCTTGTGCAGATTTAACCTGTGTATCAAAGGCTCCCATAAGAGCCTGTACTCCTTGACCAGTAACAATAGAAGCATCTATGTTTCCAGTACGAGATTCAGGGTATCGTGTACCAACACGTAGTTCTTGATTAAGAACCTGTTGTTCTGTAAATGCACCTTGTGGCAAAGTAAGTTCTACACGGCGAACACCTGCTGGATTGGCTGTACGGATAACAGCGTCCCCACCAAGCATAAGTTCTTGCACATCTTGTGGCAGAACAATTGGTGCTTGTACTGACTTCTCTGCTGCTTCCATTGCAAGTAATGCGAATCGGTTGCGCAGTAATTGAATACCCAATACATCGTCAAACTGCCCACGTAGTTCACCATCAATAGATGGCTTACGTGCAACAACAACCATCATTTTGCCAAGTGGGTTAGCAGCCTGAGAAAGAACTAGGTTGCTTCTACGTGGTACATAAATTATAGATTGGTCTTTATCGTAATAACGAACCATCTCAATTACTGCATTAAGGTCTTGTTTGTATCCATCTTCTCCAAGAAGTTCTCTATCATACTCTGGGAACTGAGATACTAGTTCACCAAGTGTCATAGAGTATCTCTTAGCAAATGCCACACAACGTCCATAGCGGTCAAACTCTGGGTAAGCCCCAATAGGATTTTCTATGCGGATACGTGGCAGTTTTGCTTCATCGTCTAATTCAATAATGAAAGGGACGAATCCATATGTTAGGTACCAGTCAGCACCCGAGTACATTTGTACTGCTAGGTCTGAATGTTGGAAGTAATTAGAAGCAATACGAGTACGCTTGTCAGCAAAGGTACGCGCTCTATCTGATACTTGATTGGCTGCAGAACAGTTAACCGCTGGAAGCGGAGCCATAACTTCAGATAGGTCGCGTGCAACAATGTCAATAAAGTTTGCTACTACGTTAGCGTCAACACCTTCTGGAAAAAAGTTAGGATAAACTTGAGCAATCTTTCCTTTACGGACAGCAAGCACATCTAGGTTACGCGCATCACGTTCGTGATTGCGGTAACGCAGGGAATCAACCCGTGCTGTTACCTGCTCTATTGTTAAAGCCATTATTGTCCTAACGTAGTTTTAAAAATTACTTGTAAACTTTGTTTACGTTGCTTCCGCCACTGCCTTTTATGCCAGCAGTAGTACGTGCCTTTTTTAGTTTTTCTTGTTTATTGTGAACATCAAGTTGCTTTTTAACTAAGCGTCCACCTACTACGCCCATAGTTCCAGCAATTATTGCTGCTGCTATTGGTACTGGCATAATTACATTATCCTTTTCTAAGTCTATCTTTAAGGCGAGGTGTTCTCTTTCCCTTTGATTCAATACCCTTCTTTACTACACCTACAACCTTTTTAATTGTTTTTGGTGCATCTACAGTTGTAGCCTTTGTGTATTGACCATAAGCCTTACCCACTTTACCTACTGAATTTAGTGTAGTATTCATTACTTTACGCATACCACCCATTACTGGGTCAATAAATGGGTCCCAAACTGTTGGGTCATAAGGCGGTGAATAGTTTTTCTTTACAGCCTTTTTTACTACAGGTGGAACTCTCTTAGTACCATACATACGGGTAGCACCCGCTCTATATTCAGGAGTTGCTTTGCCAGCCTTAACTTTTCCAATGGCTTTTGCCATGCCGTCTTTTCTAATTTGGTCAAGTGTAGACTGACGCACCATCTCGCCTTTAACTATTTTTCGTGCAGTCTGTGGCGTTAAAGTCTTTTTAGGAGGTGCAGATTTTCTCATTTGTGCCATTTGTTTTCCTTAATTACTTAGTGTAGGTAATGCCGACTTTGGTTGATGAACTACCAGTAAATGCGCTGCCACCTGAACTACCACCGCCAAAACCTTTTGATGTACCATACTTCTTAATACTTGCTTTAGTTTGTTCTGCGGATAATTTTCTAACTGCTGCTGCTGCTGCTTTCTTTGCTTGAGCAAAACTTGCCTTTAATTCTCTTGCTTTGGCTTCATAAGCAGCATTACCTGCTTTTATTTGAGCAGGAGTTAATGGCTTCTTGTAATCAGTTTGCCAAGCCTCGCGCATAGTCTGGTTAAGCAAATATTGTCTATTGTTTCTAACTTCACGAACTGCAGTTTTTTCTGCTAACTTCATGTTTCTTTTTATTTGTTCTACAGCAGCAGGAGTCTTGGTCTTAGCCTTTTCTGCTGCTGCTTTTAATTGAGTATTACTTTGAGTAAGAGGTCGTGAACCAGGCTTAAGTATCTTTACTCCAGTTGCTTTATCATATGAAACAACTGTTTTTGTCATTGACTTTGATGGTGTTGCTGGCTTAAATTTTGCTTTCTTAGACATCATTGCTTTTTTACGAGCATCATCTGCAGATTTTGCTGCCATTTTTTATTTTCCTTATCCGTAGTTTTCTTGCCATTGCTCTGCAAACATCTCATCGAGGTTTACCGCAAGGCGTTGGTTCATTTGAGCACGAGTTGCCCATCTGTTATTTGCGTATTGTGATGCTCGGCTTGCAGATTGCATTAACTCGCGGATGCGTATAATGGCAAACCATAAAGCCATGACTGTATCGGTCTTACCCTTAGTCTCTGGCTTCCATGTAAGAAGTTGCTGAGTTAAGGCTTTGATACCTTCAGAACCTTCAGATGAAGGTAGTTCTATAATGTTGTTCTTTTGAAACTTCTCATCACGGACAGTGCCAAAGAGGTTGGACATTGAGGCAACGCCGAAAGATGTGTCCCATTTGTTCTTGCCTGTAAAGTGAGCATCAAGCCGTACGCCGTATGAAGCGAGCCACCCTCGTAGTTCTTCGTCAAGGGAGTAGGCTTTTTGGTGGGCGTTGATTTCAACTCGGAACTCTTGTGGTCTGTACTTAATAACGAGTTCTTCAATTGTTGCCCTAATCTTTTGTGGTGTTGGTTCTTCCATGTTGACACAATCCAACACATAAATCTTTCCATCTGCCCTGTTGTATGCAACTACAACAAATGCAGCGTTACCTGCCATAGCAGGGTCAAATCCAATTACAGTATGTAAACCCTCAACCTGAGGTGGATGTCCAGCAGCACCAGCCTTTAGTGGACCTCGCTTCCGCATCCCATTAGTTGACCCTTGCACCAGCACGGGTGGGAAAATGGAGTCTTCTTGGATGTCTTCTTGCTGGTAAACGAGTGCCCATGTTGATGGCGTAACTTCACTACGTCTCTTAAAGAGTGCTTGTCCGTCCCACTTAGGATAACGTCCATTTGCTTTTGGAGTGTCCGAATCACCATCCCACGGGCTATCCGACTCATGCCATAAGGTTTTCCAGTTTTCGGGTTTCTCAGAATAATCAAGAACCGCAGGCATACCCATATACGTAAACGGTGTTTTACCGCCAGACCAGTGCTTAGGGTTGCGTAGTTCTTTGTAAAGGTCATTTGCCGCAATTCGTGTCCCTACTATTAAAAGTTTACCATTCTTACCCAAACGGGTAATAACTTCTTTCTGTAACCAGTTAATCTGCTGTTCCCACTCGTGGGCGTTAGCAGTAGTAATACAGTCGTCAAGAATAATCAAATCAGCACGTGCACCGTAAATCTGACCACCCATACCTAGTGCCTGAAGGGTTGGGTCCTTCTCACTAGAATTACGCGCATCGCCGCCAAGATAGACAGTATCGGTACGCCAAGTATCTGCGTCTTCTTTCCAGCCGCCCTCTGGACCATAAGCGGTCTGCAGTTTAAGCCAGCGTGGGTGAGACAGTCGTTGCTTTATAGCGTATACGAACTCGCGTGCCTTATTCAATGTCTTTGATACCACGATAATGCGGATGTTAGGATTGAGGGCGATGCGGTAAGTTGGATAGTTCACCGTGATAACGGTGGACTTAGCGTGCTCAGGAGGCACATTGATAAGTAGGCGGTTCCCCTCGCCTGGCTCATAAATCATAGAAGGGTGGAGCCACGTAGGTTCGCGCCCTTCCAGTAGGTCTACCCAGTCCTGATGATGTGGGAATACCGTCTGGTCAAAAAACATCTTAGAGAAGTCCGCAAATGGGATAGATTCCTTCTCGACGCCCAAGGCGGTGAAGGATTGCTTGCCGCCTTCTTCCTTGGCTTCTTCCAAGGCACGGGCGAACTCAGGGTCACGATTCATCCATTGGCGCACAGTATCGGGTTTCTTACCCGCCGCAACCATAGCGGCTTGGACAGATACACCTGCCTTGACCCTAGCAATAACATCTGCCTTGGCTTGGGTTACCCCCTTGGCGAGGTGGTGCTCCCCACCCTTTTTAAATCCCTTATGCGCTGGTGTTGCCACGTTCTTCTCCTTTGTGGCAGAGTCCCCCCGCCCTACAGATAGTTGTTTGTACAGTAGTCTGTAACAGAGTGAAGAACTCAATAAAAAGAGTTCTGAACTATTTAACTCTCTACTTATATATAATCCGTTCAAACAGGTAAAACGAACGTTTTATTCTAAAGTATTTATATAAGTGCTGGTCAGACTATCTATCTACCCCCCTGTAACTATATACAGAAATATTTTTAGGTAGAGATACAGTATATGTAGTGGATATTATATACTGTATATCCACTACAGTTAAAACTATGGGGGTCATAGATACTAGACAGGACTGTTATTGTACAGACAGAACACTATACTGAGTGCTGTCAGACAGGATACTGTCTGCCTGCAGACTGAGGCTCAGTCTGATACATACCTAGTAAAAATAAATGTATGTACTAGGACAGGCTACTCAATCGGCTTCTTAATGAACAGCGTCTGCAAGCAGTTCTGTTCATGCCTCGGCGTCTGCACCTCACAATGTCGGGCGTCTGCCCGCAGTCTAGCAGTTCCCCTCGCAGGCTCGGGGCGTCTGCACGCCTGCTAAGCAGGTCCCTCCTTGTTCGGTAGCAGGTCCTCGGTCCGCTGTGTTGCGGAGAAGCCTCAATCGTACCCAAGCAGTTCTTTGCTATCCTTGCAAGCAAGGAGCAAAGCGTCTGCTGTCCTATCGTGTCCGTCTATGAACTTATGCCTTGGCAATGGTGAATAACCCTCACCAGTTCAGTCATACCGACTGCACCTCATAGACGCTCGCTGAACTACGCTCGCATTCGGCTTGTCTTTGAGGGTCGGACCGAAGGCTGTAGGTCGCGTATCCACGCGCCTCGCGCCGCTCGTTCCATCTCGGCAAGCCTCGGTTCTTCGACTACGCGCCAGCCACATCTCTCGCCAGCCTGTCAAGCCTGTCTAGTTCGCTCATCAAGTCTCGCTCACTAGCCATGCAAGCCATGCTCAGGCTCGTCCTCCTTACGATGCCATCATCGTATCATGACCGTCAAATCGTTCCCTGCTCTGCCTATTCAGCAGAGCAAAGCGGTCACGATTACTCTCAGCGTGGGTTGCGTCTCGGCGAAATTCCCATGGAATTAAGTCGCCTTCGCCTACACCCAACGCATCTGTCGTGTCTGAAGCGCCCGCAAGCGTGCGCCTGCTCGCAGGCTCGCAGTCCAGCCACGCCCCGCAGTCAGCCAAAGAATTGGCTAACTGAGTGACGACGCCTACTCCTTCGTTCCTCGCTTCTCTCGTCACGATATGCGTAGGCTACATGATACTTCAAATGGCGTATTCACAGTCGGTGGATACAAGACGAAAGG